GTTTTCCTCGATGATCTGCACAATGGCCCGAAATTGCTCCAGCGATGTGACCAGTCTGTGCGCTGATGAGACTTGCAATGATTCATCCCAATGAAACAGGCCCATAAGTATGCGGGCCATTGTGCAGATCATCGAGGAAAACGCGGATTTGGCAAATCAAGTCAAGCGCATCCGCTGGCAACATGGTGCCGAGGAAATTCAGACCATCACCGGCAATCGTTTCATCATCAAAGCTGGAGGTTCGGCAGCTCGTGGATTAAGCAAGCCTGAGACTGTTCACCTTGATGAAATCCGAGAGTTGCACGACATGGAGACTTTTGCATCAATGCGATACACGCTGATGGCTGCCAAGAATCCACAGGTCAATTGCTTTTCCACGGCCGGTGATTCACACTCAATAGTTTTGAATCAGCTGAGAGAGCGAGGACTAGCAGCCGCAGCTGGTGGCACCGACAATGTGGGCTATTTTGAGTGGTCAGCTCCAACCGATGAGATTTCCATTGAAAATGCAGCTTTTGCTAATCCGGGCCTAAACATAACAATCCACCCTGACAACATCAGATCAGTTTTCAATGATCCTCCCGATGTTGTAATGACAGAGGTTTTGAATCGATGGGTGCAAACCATCTCCAGCGTTATCGGTGCCAAAGAGTGGCAAGCCTGTGGCGATGAAACAATTGATCTGGATGAGGACAAGCTCACATGGATGGCAATTGACATTTCACCAGACAGAAAGCACGCGAGCCTTGTTGCAGCTCAAAAGCTTGGATCTGAGAGCTTTATCATCAAGCTGTTGCACACATGGGAAAACACCATCCAGCTGGATGATCGGGCAATTGCCAATGATGCTGCCTCTTATTGCCGCAAATACCCAATTGAGTATTTATTGTACTCAAGGCGCACCACAGGCGCGGTTGCAGCGCGTATGCAGCCAGCCGGTATCCCAATCCATGACATGGACAGCGATTATCCTCAAAGCTGTGATGAGCTTTTGGGCGCAATCAATTCGGGTCGGTTGAAACACAGAAATCAATCGTCACTCACAGAGCAAATGCTTTCAGCTGTGCAATTAAGGCGTGGCGATGGCGGATGGGTTATTGGAAGGCGTGCGAGCCAAACCAGCGTGACCGCTGCCGTAGCAGCCGCACTTTGCACTCACTTTGCGACACGCCCAGAAAACGAAATTGACATTTTGGTGGGTTGATCCTTGACATTTTGAGAAAATCCTCCCATGGGATTATTTGACCGAAAGCGCACCATTGAAACAGTCGCGCCATCGCGCGGTGCTGACATAGCCGCACAAATCGGGCCAGCTCCAACCCTTGATGCATTTTTTCCATTTGGTGGAGCTGATTACATTGCAAGCCGTGAGGAAGCAATGAGCGTGCCGGCAATTGCTCGCGCACGCAACATGATTTGTTCATCCATTGCAACAATTCCAATGATCACACGCGATAAAGACACAGGCGCAATTGTTGATCAACCTGTTGTGATTTCTGATCCTGATAAGCGGGTACCAGGTGCAGCATCATGGGTTTGGGCTTGTGAGGATTTACTATTCACGGGATTCTCGTATTTCCAAATCATTGATTTGTTTGCAGATACAGGCCGCGTGCGCCAAATGTGGCGCGTTGCTCCCAATCGTGTTGGCGTTTTCTTAAATTCAATTGGAACACAGATTGAGTATTACACAGTCGATGGATCGCGTGTGCCAATGTCTGGTGTCGGATCGCTTGTTGTGTTTTACGGCAACGATGAAGGTTTATTGAATCGCGCTGGTCGCACAATCCGTGCTGGTGCAGAGCTTGAAAGAGCTGCCGCTATGTACGCACGCGAACCGGTGCCATCAATGGTTTTGAAATCAAATGGCACAGCATTGCCAGCTGATCGAATTGCAAAATTGCTTGATGCATGGGGCGCAGCTCGTAGAAACCGAGGAACAGCGTTTCTCAATGCTGATGTCGAATTGACAACAGTTGGATTTACACCAGAACAAATTGGCCTCAACGCTGCACGCGAAATTATCGCAACAGAATTGGCCCGTGCCGTGGGTATTCCGGCTTACTTTATTGATGCGCCGACTGGATCATCCATGACCTATGCAAACGCCCAAACGGCGCGTCAAACCCTGTTGGATTTCTCATTGCTGCCGCTGATGAATTCGATTTCATCAAGGCTTTCAATGCCAGATTTCACGCCATCAACACAGCGCGTGGAATTTGATCTCAAGGCGTATTTGCGCGGATCAGAAAAAGAGCGTGCAGACATTTACAAGATTTTGTTTGAAATCGGGGCGATCACCACCGATGAAATTCGACAAATGGAGGACATGATCTCATGAAGCTAACAACACCAATGCAAATCACGGCAGCTGATTCCAATGAACGCACCATCAGCGGTCGCATCGTTGCATTTAATGAGCACGCAAACGCATCAACAGGCAAAGTTGTTTTTGCTCGTGGATCGATCCAACCACAGGATGTTTTTTTGAATCTTGAGCATGACAACACACGCAGAATTGGCAAGAGCATTGCCATGAGTGTGAACGATAAAGAAATGACAGCGACTTTCAAAATTGCTAATACAACAGCCGGAACAGATGCATTGACTGAAGCCATGGAAGGCCTACGCGATGGATTCTCAATTGAGTTGGCTGTGGACAATTACGAAATGCAAAAGGACGGCACAATGAAGGTCATCAATGGCCAGCTCACAGCCGTTGCATTGGTTACGGAGCCAGCTGTGCGATCAGCTCGCGTTTCTGAGGTAGCCGCATCAGAAGATTCTGAAACTGAAACAGTTACAGAGACAACAAACCCAAATGAAGGAGACAAGATGGACAACACTACCGAACCAGTAGCTCCTGCCGTTGAACCGGTAGCAGCTCCAGAAGTCGCACCTGTACAGGCATCACGCCCGGCTTACTACACAGCACCACGCTCACCAATCGTGGACAAGGTTTCATACCTTGAGCACTACCTCAAGGCAAGCATTTTGCATGATGAGGATTCACGCCAGTATGTAAAGGCAGCCGATAACACAACCTCAACAGCTCCGGGCATGGTGCCAACACCACAGAGCACACAGGTTGTCAATGCGCTTGCAAATGCAGATCGTGGAACAATCGATGGCATCAGCCGCGAAACTCTAGTGAGCGAAGGCATGACATTTGAAATTCCTCGTGTCACAGCTGTGCCAACAGTTTTGCCAATCGCAGAAAATGGCGCAATAACAGAGTCATCACTTTCAGCGACTTATCTATCAGTTAGCGTGCAGCCTTTCAAGGGTCGCGCTATCTCCACAGTAGAGCTCATTGACCGCAGCCGACCTGAGTACCTAACAGCTTTGCTCCAGAATCTTGAATTTGCTTATGCAAAAGAAACAGATGAGTACGCATTGGCAGCAATGCAAGCAGCGGTCACTACCACAACAGCACAAGCAGCAAATTCAGCAACCGGATTCCTTGGATACACATCTCAGGCAGCCGCATCTGTTTATGGCTCATCACTAGGTTTTGCTCGCTCATTGATCGTTTCACCAACACAATGGGGAAACATCATGGGTTACAACGACAATGGCACACCTCTTTACAATGCAGCGCAGCCTTCAAATCAGGCTGGCAATGTTCGCGGTGATTCATTGCGCGGTGTAGTTTCACCGGGTCTAAATCTTTATGTTTCACGCTCATTTGGTAACGCTGGCACAACAACTGCCGATGGCGATTCATCAATGGTCGTTGTGAACCCAGATTCATACACATGGTACGAATCTCCACGCTTTACGCTACGCACAAACATCAACAGCGATGGAACAATTGACATCCTTTACTATGGCTACGGCGCGCTAGCTGCCAAGGTGCCAAATGGTGCACAATTTAACAACCTCGCTTAATTAACAATCAATCATCGATGGCGGTCGCTCCCGAACGCTATTGATACGAAAGGAACAGAGATGCCAGCAATAGTCACAGCCTCACAGCTCAGATCAATTCTTGGTGTCTCTGTTTCTTTGTATTCTGATGCTCAATTGGATTCATTTATTGATTCAGCTGAGCAAACGATCTTGCCTTTACTTACTCAATACCAATCATCGGTGACTTTTGCCAATGTGGATGATTCCGTCATTTATTTCACCACACAGCGGCCAAATTACTTTGTGCCGGGTCAATCTGTTGTTGTTACCGGGGCCGGAACTTACAGCGCGACTTACACAGTCACCGATGATCGGATTGAGCCTTACACTTTCACAGCTGCAACAGCGGCAGCTGATCGCACATACCCATTGCCTTTTATTCCAAACGCAACAGCGACTTTGAGTGGTGGATCAGCCGCGGCTTTGTACGCGAACACACCACCAATTGAAAACGCAATTTTGGTTGTAGCCGTTGAGATTTTTCAGAGCATCACAGCTCCGGGCAACCAGATCATGTCAGACAATTTTCAGCCGGCACCATTTATCCTCGGCCGCAGCTTAAGCAACAGAGTAATTGGCCTTTTGGGGCCATTTCTTGATGTCGAAACGATGGCTCAATGAGTATTGAATCAGCCATCCGCACACCACTCAAAACAGCTTTGTCATCTATTGCTGCCAATGTGTACAACGGCATCCCAGAGACGATGACCAGCCCATCAATTTGCTTGATTCCGGATGCACCTTATTTGGAAAGCGTTTTGATTGGCAAAAACACAACAAAGGTCAAGGTCAATTTGACTGTGACTGGTGTTGTGGGGTACGCCAACAATGCCGCAGCTTTGGACAATCTCGAAACATTGATGATCTCAATCATTGCGGCAATGCCAAATGGCTATGAGGTCGGAAATGTCAATCAACCACAACCTTTGGAAGTCGGTGCCGGTAAGTACCTCACGGCCGATCTCCAAGTATCCACATACTACAATCAATAGGAGAAAACATGGCCACAACTATCATCACCGGCAGAAATGTGAGCTTTAGCATCGATGGGGATACTTTTGATGCACAAGCAACATCTGCAATCTTGACTGTTGATTCAACGATCAACACATACCAGACATTAGACGGCAAGGCGTATTACACAACCGATACTCAAGGCTCATTTGCTGTTGAGATGTTGGCTGATTGGGGCGTGGCCTCATCGCTTTGCGAAATGCTTTGGAATTCAGCTGAGACAAACCCAAACACACCTTTGGCTGTCATCCTAGAAGCTGAAACAGGCACCACTTTCAACTTTACTGTCCAGCCGATTTTTCCATCAGCTGGAGGCACAGCACCAGATGCACAGACAGTTTCAATGACTTTCACCTGTGTGACAACACCAACATTGGCTTAGTGAGAGGAAATCGGGAGCATGAAACTACCAATCACAATTGAATTCGCATCAGGGGAGAGCGCGACCTATACCGCGCTCCCACCTGAGTGGATGAAATGGGAACGCCAAAGCGGAAACACAATTCAGCAAGTGTCTGAGAAATTGGGCATTGCTGATTTGATGTTTTTGGCTTACCACTCAATGAAGCGCGAAGCAGCCGGAAAGCCTGTGAAGCCTTTTGAAGTGTGGTGCGAAACTGTAACTGACATCAGCATGGGAGAATCCGAAAACCCAAAAGCTACGAGCCGGGAAGCTTAAACCGGATCATTTGGGAATTGGCTATCCATACAGGATTGTCACGATCAGAGTTTCAAACACCAGAGGATGTTTTAACCGCTTTTGAGATTTTAAGGACAAAAAATGGCAACTGATCCGATCGCCTATAACAAGGCCGATTTGCGCGGAATCATCAGAGCTTTCAAAGCTATGGATGAAACAGCGGTGGAACAGGCCAAAGGCGTTTCAAATGGCTTGGCCACTTATGTGCAATCAAAGATCACGGCCGCAGCTAGTGCTCGCCCAAATAAGGCGGCAAGCCGCATTGCACAAGGCTCACGAGTTAGCAAGTCATCAAAAGTCGGTGAGATCAGCTACGGCTTTGTATCTCAGAAATTTAGCGGTGGCGGTACGACCCAATCACTTTGGGGCGGTTATGAATTCGGATCAAATAGATTCAAGCAATTCCCGGTGTGGTCAGGCCGATACGGGCAAGGTTCACGCGGTTGGTTTATTTATCCAACATTGCGTGCCGAACAGCCTCACATCGTTGCTCAATGGGAAAATGCTTTCTCAAAGATTCTTAAGGAGTGGTGATGGCGGGACAAAGTAGAACGCTCAAGCTTTCGATTCTTGCCGATGTCGATGAACTCAAAAAGAGTCTCAATGTAGGCGCAAAGGATGTTGATGGATTTGCCGGCAAGATCGGTGATTTCAGCAAAAAGGCTGCATTGGCATTTGCCGCTGTGGCTGCCGCTGCCGGTGCCATGGCAATCAAAATTGGCGTGGATGCTGTCAAAGCTGCATCAGATTTATCAGAGACAATTTCAAAGGTTGGCGTGTTATTTGGTGACACAGCCGATGACATCGAGAAATTTGCTGATGGCGCGGCCTCATCGCTAGGCCAGACAAAGCAACAGGCATTGGATGCCGCTGCAACATTTGCCACATTTGGAAAGTCTGCCGGATTAAGCGGCAAGGATTTGAGCAAATTCTCAATTGACTTTGTAAAGCTTTCATCAGATTTAGCCTCTTTCAATAACACATCACCAGAGCAAGCCATCAATGCAATTGGATCGGCTTTGCGTGGCGAGGCTGAACCATTGCGCCAATACGGAGTTTTGCTTGATGATGCATCATTGCGACAAGCTGCATTGGAATTGGGAATCACAAACACCACCAAAAATGCATTGACACCGCAGCAAAAGGTGTTGGCAGCTCAAGCTTTGATTTACAAGCAAACATCCGCTGCACAAGGCGATTTTGAGCGCACGAGCGATGGCCTTGCCAACCGCACAAGAATTCTCACAGCTCAATTGGAAAATGCCAAGACCACCATTGGCCAAGCTCTATTGCCGATTGTTTTGGAATTGGCTACTTTGTTTTCAGAAAAGGTCATCCCAATCGTGCAAAAGGTTGCCGATGCTTTCAGCTCAAAGCCGGAAGGTGTAGGCGGCACACTCACCAATTTGGCCAACTCAATCAAAGGCTTTGTGCAACCAATCTTTGAAGGTTTGCGATCAGCTTTTGACAAAATCAAAGCAACAGTCATTGAAAACAAAGATGAGTTTCAAGCCTTTTTTGATGTGGTCAAAGCCGCAGCACCAATCATCGGCAATGTCATCGGTGCAGCTTTCAGCGTTGCCGGTACTGTCGCAAGCACAGTTTTGAATTTGATTTCAAATGTTTTGGGTGCATTGAAAACCATCATCAACACCGCAATTGATGGCATAAATCTCGTGATCAGAGGCCTTAACCTCATCAAGCCGGGGCCAGACATTGCAAGCATTGGCAAGGTTGGAGCATCCACTAGCTCAAGCTCAACCGGTGGCATTTCCGTGCCATCAGCATCATTGCCAAGCGGTTTCAAACCGGCCGCAACCCCGACACCTACACCCACAGTTGTGCCGACACCTACACCGACACCAACCCCAATTGCCAATGTTGCAGCATCAGCATCAGCTGCCGCAGCTGCCGCAGCCGCAAATACAGCTGTGTCGAGCAATTTCAATCCGGGTCGTTTTCGCATCGGTGAGGAAGCTGATCGCTTTGGCACCACAATCAATCTGACTGTGACAGGTGCATTTGATAAAGAAGGCACAGCACGCACGATCATTGACACACTTAATGATTCTTACTACCGCGGCACAGGTGGCGCAACCAACCTGCAAATTGCATGAGTCTATTCAATCCCGTTTGGCGTGTGATTATTGGTGGCACCACATACACCAATTATGCCTTGGCAAATCTGACCATCACATCTGGCCGCACAAACATCTATGAGCAAGCACAGGCCGGGTATGTCAATTTACAGCTCATCAACCTTGATCAATCCAATGTGGACATTGAAATCAATGATGGCGTGACAATCGAATTGCAAGATTCAACAGCCACATTTGTGCCAATCTTTGGCGGCACAGTCGTGGAATTTGACATTGGCATTGCCTCATCGGGCGTGGTGGGAATCAATCAGACTGTCAGCATCACAGCTTTGGGCGCATTGGCTAGATTGCCGAAAGCTTTAACCGAAGGCGTTTTGACCAAGGATTTTGATGGTGATCAAATCCTGTCAATTCTCACCGATCTTTTAGTGAACTCATGGAACGAAGTGCCAGCCGCATTGACATGGGCAACCTACAATGGCGGCACCACATGGGCAACGGCTGAAAACACCGGATTGGGTGACATCGATACACCAGGCAATTACGAGCTTGCAAATCGTGGATCATCAACGACTGATGTTTATTCATTGGTTTCAGCTTTGGCAACATCTGGATTGGGCTACATTTACGAAAACGCTCAAGGCCAAATCAGCTATGCAGACAGCACACATCGATCAACCTACCTTGCAGCCAATGGATACACCGATCTCTCAGCTGCACAAGCTTTGGCCAATTCGCTTTCAATTCAGACACGATCTGGTGACATCCGCAACGAGATTGTCTTAAAGTACGGCAACAATTCATCCAATGAGGTCGTGGATTCTGATGCAAACAGCATTGCCTTATACGGCAAATTGGCACAGATCATCAGCACCACAATTGAGGCCGAATCTGATGCCGAGGATCAAGCCGCTTTTTACTTAACGCTTAGAGCTTATCCTCAAGCCAATTTCAATCAGATCACTTTTGAGCTGACCAACCCGGAAATTGATGATGCAGATCGGGATGCCTTGATCAACATTTTCATGGGCTTGCCAATGCGAATTAATGACCTACCGCTAAACATGGCAGCCGGTACCTTTTTGGGATTTGTTGAAGGATGGACATGGCGTGCCGCTTATAACAGCGTTTCTGTCACGGCTATTCTTTCCCCATTGGCATTTTCATTGCAAGCCATGCAATGGCAAGATGTCGCAATTGCAGAGCAATGGAACACAATCAGCGGCAGCCTAACTTGGGCTGATGCGTTAGTCGTAGCGTAAGGAGACAACATGGCAAATCCAACGAGCAATTTTGGATGGCAAATGCCGACACCAACAGATTTGGTCACGGATTTGCCAGCTGATTTTGAGGTATTTGGTCAGGCGGTTGATACATCGTTGGCCGATCTTAAAGGTGGCACATCTGGACAGGTTTTGGCAAAGAATTCAAACACCGACATGGATTTTGTATGGGTTGCACAAGATGATTCAAATGCAATCCAAAATGCAATTGTCGATGCAAAAGGCGATTTGATCGCTGCAACGGCAGCTGATACACCAGCACGCTTAGCGGTTGGCACCGATGGTCAAGTGCTTACAGCTGATTCAACAGCTGCAACTGGCTTAAAATGGGCAAGCGCATCATCTGCTTTCGCTGGTGTTGCTTTGACCAAATCGGTTGCGCAAGCAATTCCTGCAACAACTTATACCTCAATTACTTTTGACACAGAAGATTTTGACACAGATGCCTATCACAGCACAGTCACTAACACATCAAGAATTACAATTCCAGCCGGTAAGGCTGGTTATTATTTGGTCACGGCAAACACATCATCAACATCTGGAAGTCAAGCCTTTGTCCATACAATTGTTAAAAACGGCTCAATTTGGAAACGATCCTTTTTTGGGTTGGGCACAGCTGGCGGTTATGGCGCAAGCACTTTGGTAGTTATAATGAATTTAGCTGTAAGCGATTACATTGAAACATCGGTGTATGCAACCGGTGGAATTAACATTGAATCAAATGCACAAGGCCCACGGAATACTTTCTTTGCAGCTTATTACTTAGGAGCGTAAAAATGACACTTCACACATTTCCAATTCCCGCAAAAATCAATGGTGATCAATTACAAAGTGAAATACAAGCTGAGTTTGTTTATTTATCCGATAAAGATTTAGTCGTGAAATCAGACAAAACAAAAGCACAAATTGAGTCAATCATTGCAGCACACAATCCAAAACCGATTGTTGAACAAACAATTGATGAAAAATTGGCAATGGTTGGCCTTTCAATCAATGATCTGAAAGCTGCATTGAGTGTCTAATTTTCCACAAGGCACATTGCCTCGCTTGATTCAGGTTGCGCTGGCCGAGGTCGGCACAGCTGAAACAGGCAACAATGAGACCAAGTACGGCAAATTTATGAAGGCCGACAAATTACCCTGGTGCGGAAGTTTCTTGAATTGGTGTGCATCCACAGCCGGAGTCAAAGTGCCAAATGTGGTCAGCACGCGTGCTGGAGCTGAGGCATTTCAAAAGGCCAAGCAATGGCACACAACACCAAAAATTGGTGATTTTGTTTTCTTTGATTTCATCATCGATGACAAAACCACGATCAATCACATTGGCTTGGTGATCCGCTGTTCAGAGAAACAAATTGTGACCATCGAAGGCAACACATCAGGCGGTGGTGATCAGCGCAATGGTGGGGAAGTCATGGTGAAATCAAGAGCTTTGGGAGCACGCTCATTTGTGGTGGGCTACGGCCGACCTACTTATGAGCCATTTTCCGGTGATTTGCCGGATCGACCAAAAGGAGAAAAATAATGGAGCAAGCAAAAGCAATTGCAGCCTCATGGGGCCGCTCATACATCGCGGCAGCTTTGGCCGTGTACATGGCTGGTGGATCGTTGCAGCAAATGGCAATGGGTGGCGTGGCAGCTGTTGTGCCTGTCATTTTGCGTTGGCTGAACCCAGCTGATACAGCTTTCGGATCAACGGGGAAATGATCCCGAAACTACGCGCGGCAAGCTTGGCTTTGATCCTTTCGCTAAGCCTTGCCGGGTGTGGGTATGACGGATGGGTGCGATACCCATGCCAGCTACACGAGAATTGGGAAAACCCAGAGTGCACAAAGCCACAATGTAAAGTGACCGGTACCTGTTCGGAGGATTTGGTAGGCGATGGCATCGAAAAATAAAGAGCGATTAAGCCAAGAGGAAATCAAGGCACGGCTGATGTTTCTCATTGGCGCGGTGCTGTCAATTGTGTTTTTGATCGTCACACTAGGCATCACATACGCATTGATCTTTGTGACACAGCCAATTGGTGCACAAGCTCCCAATGATGCAGCTTTTATCGATTTGCTCAAAACCTTGGCGATCTTTCTCACCGGCTCATTGGGTGGGGTTTTAGCATCAAACGGCCTCAAAGACAAGCAAAAGTCAGAATACGAAAAAGCCATTGAAAGGCGTTTAGGCGGTAGCGACACGCCATGATTTAAGCGTGATTGTTGAATTTGTCCGCTGATCCTGTCACTCTCTATTTCGGGAGCTGATACGCGGCTCCCAGAATCGGGAGCAAGAAATGAACGAATTATCAATTGTGATTTTTATGGTCATTGCTGGTGCCTTTTGGGCTGTCATGAGCTACGCGGTTGGATTTAAGGAAGGCCAGCGACAAGGCTACACACGCGGCCGAGCTGTATCTCGCCACATTTCACAGATTGACAAGGTGAACAACTAATGGCCGGCTTTCTAGAAAACTACGAAGGCAACAAAGAGCGCACAGATCGCTGGATTGCCACATTTCCAAATGGGCGTTTAGAAGCTCACATCATCGAATTTAATGCCGAGAAAGGCTATGTGCTGGTACAAGCTAAGGCATGGCGCAATCAGGATGAAACAGAGCCAGCCGGGATTGATTACGCTTTCGGCTATCGTGAGGCATACAACCCAAACATGAAACGCTGGTTTTGCGAGGATACGACCACCTCAGCATTGATGCGCGTGATGGCATTGGTCATGGGTGGCACAGAGAAAGCCACAAAAGAAACCATGGAGCAAGTCAAGGTCAATGATGCAACAAAGCCTGTTGAGCACGATTACTGGACAACCAAATTTGGTGACATCCCAAGTTACAAAACAGCCGCAGAGGCAGAGCAATCGGGCATCCCATCATTGGGATCATCGATGGAGGAAATTGCCAAGCAGCTTGGTGGTGAGCTTGTACAAGAGGCACCTCAATGCTCCCATGGTCACATGATCTGGAAGCAATCTCATGATGGTGCTCCAAAGTCATGGGGCGGTTATTTCTGCACAGAGCGCACCAAGGCAACCCAATGCACACCACGCTGGTATGTACTACGCAGCACAGGCAAATGGGAGCCACAAGTATGAGCGACTTTGTAGAGATCCTTTATCCACAAAGCATGACAGCCAAGCTGATGTGCAATGGTGAGATTGTTGAGGAATACAAAATTGAGCAATGCGACAAATGTTCAAAGCTGATGAAGCTTGATTCTTTCGGATACCAAAAAGGCTATGACCACCGCGAAAAGGTCATTTGGTTTTGTGGTGATTGCCGATGATTGAAAGAGCTGATGAGATTCAATGCGTGATTGCAGCCATCGAACATTGCAAGGATCGGCCCGTTGATCACTCATCACGAATTGTCAAAAACCTTTCATGGTTTGAGTATGTTGCACAGATGGCCGAATCAATGGCAGCTGAGTGGGTAGTGGCAAGGCGATTGGGTTATGACTACGCACCCGGCATTACATGGGATAAGTCTCAAGCTGATGTTGGCCAGCACATTGAAGTCAAGTGGTCAGCCAACCCAGCATCAAACCTATGGATTCAGGAATCAGATCGTCATGATCGTGACATTGCTGTGCTTGTCACAGGAAACTCACCAAAGATGCACATTGTGGGGTGGATGCCGGTGGCCGTAGCTAAGAAACCACGCTACCGAAACAACAGCCAAAACAATTGGAGCGTGCCACAGATCAACCTTCAACCGATTGACACACTTATGAGGAGCAATTATGCACATCCTTCAATTTGATTGTTCAATTTGCAAGAAGCTTTACGGCAAGCCAAAGCAACGCCACGGCCTCAAGAAAGGTGCCGAACTCACAGCTCATGAGTGGTTTGCTCAATGCATGGGATGTGGTGCATTTGGCATCAAGCTGGTGGATGATGAGCGGATTGAGGAGCTATCAGATGGCAACCTATGAATTCAAATGTGATCAATGCGGCACGATGGCAATTATCAACCGAGCCATTGATGCTGATGGCGATGTCGATGCTGGCAATTGCATGGCTTGTGCAATCCCAATGACACGGGTTTGGTCAAGTGTTGGAGCTGTATTCAAAGGCACGGGATGGGGTAAGTCATGATTAAGTTATCCACAGACATCATCCACAGGCTGTGCGCAACGCCCAACAGCACGCTCAATGTTGCGCGGTATTTGACTTTGTTGTTACGCTCCATGCTCGTGGGCGAGCCGCTGAGGCGGATAGCTCGCAAGCGATGCTTGGTGCTATTGGCCGGGCTATGTGTTGTTATCACAACACCGGCAAGTGCCACACAAGATGCAATCAAAAAGCCATCAGTTGATTATCTAAAGCTGTATGCACACTCAAGGATTGTTAATTGGCAAGAATTCAAATGCTTTGAAAAGCTAATCACAAAAGAAAGCAATTGGCGTGTGGATGCAATCAATGGATCGCACTATGGTTTAGGCCAGATGCGCAATCCTCTTTATCGAAACCTCGATGGTTTCAGGATGATTGATTGGACATTGCGATACATCGACCACAGGTATCAAGGCAAGATTTGTGATGGTGCTTTGGCACATTGGCAAAAGCGTGGGTGGCATTGATGAGCAAAGTCAAATACCCCGCAACATTGAGCGTGCTGTTGGGCGTTGCGCACAGCCTGTGGATGATGTCTGTGGATAACTTAATCATGACTTACCCCATCCCGTGCCTTTGAATACA